TTTTGGCATTATTTACCTTCCTCACGTTGTTTGGCTCGCTCTTTAGCAAGGCGAATCCGTTGCTCAGCCGCATGTCTTCTTCTCTCAAGAGCAGCCCGAGCCTTGGTGTCGGCTGCATCACGTGCAGCACGCCGCTGCCGCCGTCCTCGTTCGACGCCCCCAGCCGCGATCCCAAGCCCACCGCCACCTATAGCAGACGTGACGCCTTTCTTCGCAGCATCCCCGAGATCAGGGCTTCCCCTCCTACGCCGTAGTGCTTCACGGGCTTTACGGGCTACCGTACTGACAACTCGACTGGCTCCACGCCTGAGCGTTGTTCCAACTGGCATTATCGTCCTCGTCCATTTGAGCGGGTAGTGCTACTGGGCCTAGACCGAGAACCTCTCGGTCTATTGGGATAGATCCTACCAGGGTAATCCCTGCGGTATCTTCCTAGACGTTCCGCACGCTCTCTCGCCCTCCGCTTCTCATCAGCGGCTCGTCGTCCTTCTTCCTGTTCCTGTTCATGCTTACGGCTGGCCGTGATATTGGATGTGATACCTTCCCACGCCTTCTTCAGGCCCTTCTTTATTCTCTGGCCCATTAGCGACCTCCTCTACGTTTGGGCTTAGGCCTCGTACCATTACTCACTGGGAGAGGGAGCTGTGGTTTTCCTCTTCCTCTATGCTTCCCTCCTGTATCGCCATTCGTCGGCGGGATCCTCGCCTTTACCTTCCTTGCCGAGGCTATCAATGCAGAGCTGGGAAACTCTGGCTTTCTCCTTGGAGGACTCGCTGTAGCCACTCCGTGGCGTCGGGCTTCAACCGGGACATCTGCCGGGGCACTTCGCCATGGTGGCGGCTTACGCCTTTCCTTCTGGGGGGGCCTTTCCTTCTGAGCCCAGGGCTCCTTCCCCATGGCCCGTCTACGCCCTGGCGAACCCGGAGCATGAGGGGGAAGTGTCACCCCAGGTTGTTCCTTTCGCCGTGCCCCACTCTGGCGTCGTCTTCGCAGTGCGTCACGGAGCCTGGAGGCAAGACGACTAGCACCACGCCTCAATACTTTACCGAATGCCATTAGCGACCTCCTCTTCTGACGTCGCGTCCAATTCTGCGTTGTGGCGCGTTCCGACCCGTAGCCCTATCCAAGCGCCTTTGGGCCGCAGTCCTCGTGCCCCCGGTGCGCCCTGGGGAAAGCAGGTCATACACCCTATCTTGGATGGTGTCCCTGGTAGACCGATCCGAGGCAAGCCTCTGTGTGGCGTATCGATGGGTTCGCGACTGACCTCCCTCTGGCGGCCCTTTGATGCGGAAGAAGCTGGGGTGTTTATCAGGAGGTCGATTGAAATTCGTACCAATTGCTTTCCCTTCCGCCCGTGCCCTACGTAGCGCTGCTGCTGCCGTATCCCGATCAGCCTGTAAACTCGCCTGATCTTTTTGCGCTAGCTCTCTGACCCTTCTGTTCGATATGTCTGCCGTTCCCTGCTGACGAAGACTGACCAGTCTCTCCCTTGCTCTTGCTCTATCCGCAGCTCTAGCCGCCCTACTTCCGGCCAGAGGCTTTCGTATGTCACTTATCTTATCCAAGAGAGCGACAAGTCCTTTTTTAATCCCTGTTCTAACTGTCTTTCCACCCGCCATTATTGTCCTCGTCCCTGCTGTGGAACGACCTTTGGCGGGATCTCCGGTTTCTCATCCCTGGCCATCGCCCAGCGGAAGAAGCTGCTCTCCTTGAACAGCGCATTTTCGTCAGCTGCTGCTACAAGCAGAGCCTGCAGTGCAGGGGCACTCTGCTCCATGTCGGCTCCCCCACGCTTGAGCGTGAGGTAGTGCTTGGCATAGTCCAGCAACACACCATGCCGGGATTCGTTCAGATCGACGGTGTCCGAGTCACTGACCAGGATAGGGGTGGCAGACACCCCATCCACCGTGACAGTGAACGCGGTGGTGATGACCCGTGGCCAGTAGGCTATCAGGGTGGGACTGACTGGGGCCCACACCTGGGGAGACGAGGGTATGTTCGCCTGCCCAATTATCTGCCCCTCCCATCCCGGCTGCCCGTGGTCGAGGTCATGCAGGGCACTCTTGGCCATCGGTGTGCCATTGACCTCCATCCGCATCGGGAAGACCAGGGTCTGAGGGAGGGCGAAGTAGTTGTCAGAGGTTGGCTGCAAAACGTGCGTCACCCGTCTCCGCCACGTGCCCGTGTAAAGATTCCACAGGCGGAGGGCCTCATTCAGGGCCAGGGTCAGTTCAGCATCCACATAGAACGCCGAGATCTCCAGACGGTCCTTGAGCCGTGTCCGTAGCGTGGCCAGGGTAACCGCAGCGTAAGCCATCCGAACCTACTTACTTATGGAGCGTTCTCTCCAACCCGCTCTGCTCTTGGTTTTACCAAGACATTGTATTGTGCCATTAAGTCATCCAGTGACTTGAAATCGTTCGCGTAGATGGTGCCATCCTCCGCGATATACGCAACTAGCTTTGACTCTTCCCCACGATCCGAGACAATCCCAATCCCTGGAGGCAGGTCATCCCCCAGGTTATAGCCCTCTGTCAGGGCAAAGTTATTACGGAACCCAAAGTCACTTCCGTTCACCAGGACCGCGTTGACCTCAGCCCATCGATGTGTGGAGGTCCCTAACTTAGAACGGTTATCAGTAGGGCTACCATTATCAAGCGTGTTGATCAGGCCGTCAGAACTCAGCTTCATCCGGGATTTCGTGGGTCCATCTCGTGCCGGATCGAACTTAACATTGTCCGTGCCAAAGAGCATGCCTGACTTATCTTCCAGGTGCATAATGAAGGATGTGCTATCTGCATCATCAGGGCGACCACCAGCGTTATCGCAGGCTGCTACACTACAGGTCTGGAAGACGATAGCCCTATTCCCAGTCGTAGCACCACCACCTGCATCAGGGGTATTGGCGTAGTTGGTAGCTGGTCCTCGTATCATGAAAGTTCTAGCAGCTGCCCGTAACTGCCCATTTCCCTTTCCTTCATGTCCGATTCCGGGACTACCCAGCTTGATGTCCCACTTCCCTGTATCTCCATACTCACCAGAAGTGGATGAACCACCACCGGAGTAATAGTAGATCCCTGGATCATTTTCATCATTTGGATCTCCAAGGTGGAACTCGGCATTGTTGCTTGGGATGGCGAACTTAAAAGTATTGAAGTCGTCGTCATACCCATTCTTCCCGATGAGCATTAGCTGACCGCTCCCGTCGACATTGAAGTGATAAAGGGCATCAATCCTGGGGGATTGTGTAAGGATATCGCCACCGTCAATACCGGACATGAAGGCAACTCTCCAGGTAGGTGAGTTATCCGATCCCCATGCGTAGACGTTGAAGAGATCCTTATACCCAGTGCTCTGACGAGCCTTTATTGCAAAGTCATTATGATCGCCATAGCCACCCGCGCCCCCATCGGCATCTATGGTGAAGTGGATATTCCCATTCGCGGTCACCTTGAGCGAGGTGTGAGTGCTGAGAACACCAGCCGTATCGCCACCATCAATAGCGGTGGTATCTGCGGTGCCCCCAAGGAGCAGCCGGTTGCTTAGTGTCGTTATCCCGGTTGCCCCAAGGGTGCCACCCACAGCGACGTTTGTGGGGAGCCGAGCATTATCAATCGTCCCCGTCAGCTGTCCCGCAGGGAGACTCGTCAAGTTTGCGCCACTGAGGTTATCGATGATGGTCGAGCTTAGGGGGCCCTCAAGTTTGCCGTCCGTCCCGATCAGTGCGACATTCCCAGTGCCTGCATTCAGGCCACCACCGATGTCGAGGGAGGAAGCAGAGGTTCCTGCTATCGTCACTGCATCCGTGGAGTCATTGAAAATGAAGGCTGAGTTCCCTGCCATCGCCCCGGCGTTGTTATATTGCACGTAGTGGTCGGATCCCGCTGCCCCTGTTGTCACCGAGGTCCAGGCCCCATCACCCCGGAGGAAGACGGAGCTACTGGCGGAGCCCGTGCCCAGGTTCGCTACGGGGATAACCCCATTGATATTGCCTGCTGTCAGTGCGGTGAGGTTCGCCCCAGACAGGTTGTCGATGATTGTGGAGGAGAGGGGCCCTTCGATTTTGCCATCGGTGCCGATCAGGGCCACGTTCCCACTCCCTGTCTCCAGGGAGCTTGCTATGTCAAGGGTGCCCTGAATAGCAGTGGCATCCGCGTTCCCCGCAATAACGATCTTGTTGTTGTTATCCATCCCAATGGCTTGCCGTGCTGCCCCACTGGTATTCTCCCCGTAATAAAACTTGTTGTTCGTCGTGAGCTTAAAGTCCCCACCCGCACTTACGTCAGCAGAAGCCACAAGGCTTGTGCCTGTTGCAGCCCCAAGAGCCGGGGTGGTCAGGGTAGGACTCGTGGCGAAGACCAACCCCCCGCCACTGCCGGTCTCATTACTGATAACCCCACGTAGCTGGTCTGAGGTTGTCGCCGCGAAGTGTGCCAGGGTGTCTGCGGCATCAGCAACAGCATTCCCGGCTACCTGCATCGCACCGGCAGAGAGGTTCAGGGCCCCACTACTGGCGGTCAACACAGGATCCGTGGCGTGGCTAGTGGTGAACGTCATTGTGTGCGTTGCACCACCCGTCGTGCCTACTACCAGATTGCCCAGGGCTGAGAAGGTGGTCTCATCCCAGGTCACGCTCGTTTCCCCTTCCAGGGCTGTGGCTGAGGTCCACACAGCCAGCTGGTTGTTCGCCGGGGTGCCCGAGATCGTGACTGCCGATGACCCGATGGTGACGTTCCCATCAGGGAAGGTAATCGTTCGATCCGCTGTGGGATCGGTGAAGACGAAGGTTGTCTCGTAGGCGTTGGCTGTCGCCCCTTCAAATGCCAGGGGGACGTCGTTCAGGACTACTCGGTTCCCAGAGCCTGCCCCACCAATGACCGTCTCCCCATCACTCCCGACTGCGAAGGTCAGGTTGTTACTGCCATCGTAGGCCAGTTCCAGCTGGGCTGAGGTGGAGACAATGTCTACCTTGGCGCTAGTTGAGGTCGTGCCCACACCCAGGGTATCGCTAGCAGCGGTAAGCCGGACGACTGCGCCATCATCTGTGAAACCACCGCCCGAGGAGGACTGCACATCCAGGGTAACGGAGCCTGAGGCATTGTAGCCCTTGAAGTTGGAGCCGTCATACCAGATGTCCCCCTCAACGAGGGAGCCAGTCTTATTCGCCCCTTCCGTCAGACGGAGGTGCGACTTGGTCGATGTAGAGGCCTCAATTGCCAGGAAGGTGGTGCTGCTAACAGCCTCACCTCCTATGCCTACCCCGACAGCGGTCGTCAGGAGGGTGCTGCTATAGGCCGGTACGACGCCAGCCCCGGCACTGGCCAGGACTTGACCTGCCGCAGGTGCCGTCACTGACGCCAGCGTTGTTGCTGTGCTGGCTGTCAGGAGGTCTCCTATGGTGTAGGCCGTCAACCCCGTGCCCCCTGTTGCCACAGGAATAGTCGGCAGTCGGGTTGTTGACAGGGTGCCACTGGCGATATTCGATGCACTCAACTGTGTCAGGGCTGAGCCATCCACGCCCCAGACGACATCTGTGCCGTCAGAACGCAGGAAGGAGCCGACCGTCGAGCCGATGGTCAGTTCTACCCATGCAGGACTTGAGTTCCCTACAATGACGGACCCCCGACTGACGGCTGCCGCTGATGAATCTGTGTGAGTAGAGGACAAGATAGCATGGTTGCCGCCACCACCACCGCCAGAGGCGCAGGTTGCCCATACCGGGGCTCCTGTGCCCCTGGATTCAAGGCACTCCCCAGTAGAGCCCACTGCTGAGAAGGCCATCCCTGTTGCTGTGCCGTAGGTCACAGATCCCGCTGACGCTGTTAGACCTGCCGCTGTGCCACCCCGTGCCAGGGCCAGGATTCCTGCCGTGGCATTTGTCATGCTGACGTTCAGACCTGTGCCGTCATTACTCCACCCCACATCTGTCCCATTGGAGTGGAGGACATAGCCGCTTGTGCCAACTAGTAGCTCGTCCCAGAGGTTGGAAGTGTTCCCATAGACCAGAGAGCCTCGTGTTGCTGGATTATCTGCCGTATCAGAGTGTCGTGATGCATTTAGCAGGGTGACAGCGGAGACCGTGGCCGAGTTCCCTACGGTGACCCGCCCCTTGGCATCTACGGTCAGGATTGGAATGATACTGGCCGAGCCATAGGTTGCTGCTGTTACCCCAGAGTTCGCCAGGGTTGTGGCCAGGGCCCCTCCTGCGGTAGTGATATCCCCGGTCAAAGTTGGGAAGCTCGCCGCCACCAACTGCCCTGTGACTACGGTGGCAGTGGTCAGATCCAGGGCTTCATACACAGGATCACCCCCACTGCCTCTACTGACCAGGGGCAGATTTGCCGTGCCGCTGTCCGTCAGGCGAGCCAGGGCCAAGGATCCTGTGGCCAGATCAGCCGCGCTCCGGGTAGCTAGATTGGCCAGACTCGATCCACTCTTGTTGACCGAGGCCCAGGTGACCGTGTTGGTTCCTGCAATCGTGATCGTGTCCGGGATGTCGTCGTCTATCAGGGCCCGAAATGCTGGGGCTGCCGCACTCCCTGTTGTCGGACCTGTCAGCACCGTATTAGCGGTCTGACTGTCCATGGACAGGACCAGTGTGCCCGCTCCCGTAATGGGCGAACCGACGATATCGAACACTGTTGTAGGAGCTGCAGTTATCGCCACACTGGTGACGGTACCCGAGCCAGCCGTGCCACACCCTGTACAGGTGCCAGTAATGGTGACGTTGTTAAAGGTCTGTGCTCCGGTCCATGAGTTCGCACGGGCCAGGAGGAGCAGCACCTGATCAGAGAGTGTCTGCCCCTGCACGGGTACCATGAACGCCAGCGTCACAGCTGCTACACTGAGTGCTGCAATCCATTTACGCATGCTCTGAGGCTCCTTTATTGGATGCCGCCTTCGGGTCCAACTGGTTGCATGGTGATGGAGACGACCACTTCACCCCCTGACCCCGCACTCTTCGCTCCTGCACTCCGGTTCACAAGGCTGAGGTGGAGTTCTCCTGAGTTGTCCTCGTCCAGGTAGGGGATATCCAGTCCATCGATGTAGTAGTAATACTGACCAGCCCCGGCATACCGTATGCCATCAGCGGTGACGAAAGTCCACCGGGACTGGAAAGCGTCCAGATCCATGTCACTGGTGTCCTCAAATGAGTCTTTGGACCAGAACGCCAGCTCCCAGGCGAGGTTCTCGTCAGACTGCAGCACAATGCTACGGACCATGTTCCTAGCATTGCCGTTCACTCCAGCCAACGCTCCGGGGAGAGCGATGTTCTCATCCTCCTTCGCGTTCTGGGCGATAGCCCCTGTGAAGTGCGTATCTTTATCCGTTCGCACGGTAAACTGAAATGGCATAACAGGCCTTTCTACTCCTCTATCTCAGGCTCAAGGATGGGATTCCCATCCTCGTCCGTCCAACTTGTCTCTTTGATATGATCGTCCTGCCGCTCACCAGCAATCAACCAATGTACCAGTACGCCTGTCGCGGTCGGGTCTTGGCTCTCAAGCACTAAAACCCCCTCCTCGACCGACCCACGCACCAACTCCCAACCCGTGTCATTGCTCACCCAGACTTGGCTATTTCTGACCAGGGCATCGAAGGTGCCTTCGGTCATGCCAATGTAGTCGTCCAGGGCAACGGTAGACCACCCATCCACGATCTCCGCACTCCCCCGATACAATAGGAGCGTGTCATTGCTCTCAGCGAAGGAATGCACTAATTGGTGGGTATCTGGTTTCAGTGGATGGTCTATAACGAATGAGCCTGACCCCTTGCTGAACGCGCCAGGCACATGCACCGCCCCCGAGGTGTCGATACTCAAACGAACCGAGTCATTCAAATTGCTGCTTTGAGAAATTTTGAAACTGTCACTGTCCGAATTGTCGACTCCCGTAGACCAGCTAATGACACCCGACATCACATACCGAGTTGATGCGTCACCTGTACCGTCTTGCTCCAGCATGAGTGTGCCAAGAACGCTGGTATCATTCAGATAGGCATGGAGATTCGTTTGTGGCGTGGTAGTTCCAATGCCCACATTCGGTCCACCGTTATAGCCAATCACCATGCGCTGGGTTGTATCGACAGAGCTTGTGGCTATGGTGTTGATCTGAATCTCAGTCGGGTGCGAACTCGATGTCCATGTTCCCGCAACATCGGCTATGATGTTCGCTGCATTGACTTCTAAAGTACTATCAGAATCCTGACCGCCGAAGTAGACATACCCAAGGTCGTAGCCATCGGTAAAGGCCGCACCAGTATTGATGCGCGTGATCAGCACAGGTGCTGCATTGGGATTGTCAATATGGAGGTCTGCTTGTGGCGTGCCAGTTCCAATCCCCACGCGATCCTCCCCACCATCCACAAACAACATGTTCTGGTTGTCATCAGATTCGACGCGGAAGTCTACATCTGCACCTGTATCATTGATCGTGACTGCACCGTCAGGATCGAAGGAGGTGACGGTCTGCCAGGAATTGTCCCCACGCAGGAACGTCGAGCTACTCGCGGTGCCTGACCCCAGTCTCGCGGTTGCCACCGTTCCTGATGACAAGGCACTGGCATTCAATGTGGTGAGGTCTTCTGCGGAGAGGTCCACCAGATACTCTGTATCGAGTGAGGTGATCTGTCCAGTCGCGTCAACCAGGGCGACATCGCCGGAACCGGCCTGGATGCCCCCTGCTACATCGAGGGCATCAGCCGCTGTGCTGGTAATATCGAGGGTGCCACTGAATACTCCCGGCGTCGTCAGCCCCCAGGCGTCCAGGGCACGACGAATCTGCGCGGAGAATGGCCCCTGTGCCTGGAGTTCAGGGAGACCAATCCCCAGCGCTGCACTCGCAACGATGAGTAGGGCCACGATGCCGTATCGGCGCATTACTTCCCCCAGATCATGTCTGTCTTGTTTGGTGAAATGAACCCAGGCGTCTTCGGTGTGATGTCGTCCCGGAGCTTCTCAGGAAGCATGCCGCCAGTTCTGGCACGCCCAGGGAAGTGCGGTTCTTTATCATAGGTGCCCGATGACCCACGCCTGGGAACCTCAGAACGGCCTACCGTGCCCTTGAACGGAGTGTCAATCGCCATAATCTCCTCGCTAATACCCGTGTTTCTGTAAGAAAGCCGCATCCATCGGGGCATACGGCCACGCACTCCAGTTACTCGTGCCCCACCATGTCAGGTAGGTATTCTCGTCCTGCCGCTCCAGTTCGGCTACACCCATCTCAAACTCCGCTTCCCATGTCCGAGAGGCTCCACCTTTCGAGTCATACATGAGATTCGGACGTTCGGCAGATCCTGGCCACCGACACACATCCGCGAGCGCCCCCCGTACCAGGAGGTCTCCCCGGATGGGGATCTCTGGCGTGTCCGTATCGTCCGTCAGGTCCGCTACCGACTTCTCGTAGTAGAAGGGATAGTTTCGGGCCGACGCAGAATACGGCCACATCTCGTAGGTGGCCCGCCCCTTTGTGGCTGTCAGCGTTGAATAGCGCCGATCAATCAGTGCCCAGGGGGTGCCTGCTGATGACCGTGCAGGATCAAGCTGTGCAATATCGTCCTGGGTGACAAAGTGCCGAAGCCGCCAATTCTGCTTCGGATCGTAGACCACCAGGAAGTGCTTGAAATCTGCAGGACAGGTGACATACGCATCCAGGATGCGATAGGTCAAACCTGCGCCTACAATCGTATCCCCGTAGACACGGTCCAGGGTCAGCGATGTCGTATTAGCGACTGCGGAGACGGTATAGGTCGGTGCCCGATTCCCAACCTGGAATTGGCGTCCGACATCAGACGACGCAAATGCGGTGCCTGACCCCGTGATTGTTGCCGAGTTCCTCGTCGCAGTGACCGTTCCAGCGATCTTGGCATCGTTCAGAATGAACTCCGCTTCGGCCCGCAGGGCTGACCACACCCGACGTTCGGCAACACGGCGATACCGATCCCGGATCAGCTGCTTCGCTAGGAAGATCGGCAGATCCGGGACCCAGAGCCGCAGCGACCGATACATGCTGGAGAAGGTGTCAACTGCCACCTACCCCTCCTAATGTCCAGTCGCAACAAATTCGACAACGACTGCAGAGAGGTTGACAGCGCTCGCTACCTGCGCCAGGACCCCGTCAGCACCAGCATCGTTATCGCCATAGAAGGCCATCACTTTGCCGTTCGCCTTATCCCAGTGGAAGACATACCCGTCTTCACCCTGGTTTAGCTGCAAGGAATCAAGCACCCCAAGGCCAACATCGGCTGCCGCGAGGGTCTCACCCCCCGTGGCATACGACGAGTCCATGGTGATCGTTCCATGTGATTGCTGACGGTTGCCAACACTGGTCAACCAATCTCCAGTAAGGGAGACAGAAAGTGCCATAATCAGATCTCCTTTACATCAACATACCAAGATGCCACCGCACCTTAGCACTGTTGGCGAGCGAAGCACTGTTGTCGGTCGTCGTTGTCCCACGAGCACTAAGCGCTACGGCAACAACTGGATTCACCGACGCTGTCGCCGCTGCTGTACGAGTAAGGATGTTGTCAGTGGAAGCATGCCCACTCATCTGGTCAGAGATCGCTGTGCTTGCTGCGACCTGGACTGCTGCTTGGTCTCCACCCACCTGGACGTAGATATACCGGTCAGTTCCGACCGAGACATCGACTACAACATGGGTACCACCAGCAACACCATTTGCGAGAGCTTCACCGGCTGATGCGTCTGTGTTGACTGTCCAATTGGACCTGTCTTCCCAGTAAGCAACACCGCCGTCGATACTATCTACTGCAGTCTCACTGACGTCTACCTTCACAAGTCGAAAGACACGGTTGCTCCATTCTACGAGCATCCCGAGCTTACCCCCGTGCGGGAGTGACGTTTCGTTAAACGTCAGCGGCGACCCAGTTGGGCCCAGATCTACTGTCTGGACTGGGAAATGCGAACCTCGTCCACCTGCCATATCAATCGCTCCTTATCCGGTGATGGCATACAGGTGCCGCATCAAACGCGGAGCCTGATTTGTCATATTGCAAGTTGCCAGATACTGTCCGGCTACCTGCGTGTTGTCCTGCGCTGGCTTGAATCCAGTGAACCCAAAACCAAACTCAGCGTCGTCAGTGACCCAGAACCGGATATATTTCGTGTTTAGGTAGAACAACGTCTCACCGGCAGACGCAAGGTAGTTCCCTAGGTTGGCGTCATTGACGCCCTGGGTCCCAGGAGCATACTGCGACTGGAAGATGCGGGACGCATTGAAGGAGAGGCTGTTGAAGCCAATCTTCGGGTCCTGCGATTCCACTCGCCACTGCGGCTGGAACTTCTCCTTGATGTAGGAGTAGCCTAGGTTCGTAGTGACCATCAGGTCGGGATGCTCAGCGCCAATGACGATGCTGTTGTAGGCCTCTTCCAAGATCTTGTACGTGATTGGACCTGAGACCGACGCAGCTGGTGACGTCATGGGCGAGTTGAGCGCCGTGCCAACGGTGCCCCCGCGTGTGAGAGTGCCATACGTCGTGTAGGCTGCGCCATCCCAGCTGCTCACAGACCCATCGTTGAGCATCTCCGAGAACCCGTTCATCTCATTCGTACGGGACGCGGTCTGCCCTTCGCGGTATTGCGCGATAGCCAGGATAGCTGACATGGTAAGCGCTGCGTTCTGAAGATCAGCATCGATCAACCGGAACACCGCATTCTCACCCTTGTTGAAGATCTGGATATCTTCCTTGAACTCCGTGACATTCACTTGGTAGTGCTTCGGATCGAAGCTCGCCCCAGTGGCTGTCTGTCGGCGGCTGATGTCAAAGGTGTCACCCTTGGCATACGATCCACCGGCCATCGGTGCATACAGGAAGTTCTCCTGGATCTTTGTCCCGCCCGTAAACTTCACGGAACGGTTCGCCTTGATCATCGCCAAGACGGGGTCATTCTTAAACACATTGTCTACGACCCCACCGACGATGTGCTTTCGTGTATAGGTGTTCAGTTCATCAAGGAACGCCATGCTTACCTTCCCTAGGAAGAGAGGCTATCGTGCTAGCTGTGCCTGACGCCATGCAGACGCAGCTGCGTTCACACGATCCTCCGAGGTTGACTCCTTATCCAGCCCATCGAGCGGGCGGGGACTAGAAGAATCAGGGCGCACTGGAAGTTGGGCTTGACTCCGTCCTTCCATCATGCCCTCTTCTCGTGCCTGCTTAATCTGTTCCTGGATCTTCTCATCCTGGGCTTTCTGCACCCGATCAGAGATCAGATCCTGGTAGGCCGCCTGGATGGGCAACCCACTCTTCTGTACATGGTCGAACAGTTTTGCTGTGTCCAGCTTCTCAGTGAAGCGTTGGTTATGCTCCAACTTCAGATCGGTCAGGATATCAGCGAATTGAATCGCTTGGCGGTCATGCCGATCAAACTGTTCAGCGAGGATTTGTGAGTGCTCTTCACGGGTGAGCGCATTCGATGGTAGTGAGGCCACAGTCGGTTCCTTTCCTTCTCCTGCCTCAAGATCACCATACTCATCTTTGTAGGCATTCAACTTCTCCATCGCAGCAGTGTAGTCTTTGTTCGCCCCTTCGTACCAATCAACGTATCGGGAGCGTTCTGCATCCACTGCTCCTTGCTGGTGGACGATCTCCTGTTGCGCCTGATCCCGCGCTGATCGCAACTCGTCCATCTTTCGAGAGTAGTCTGACTGTCGGGAATAACCTGATTCCAATTCCTTGGAAACAGCTTCCATTCCCAGCGCTTCCTCGACAACCTGCTTCTTGTCCTCAGGGACATTCTTCAGGACATCGGCCAGAAACTGTTCTGCGTCAAACGCCATATGGTCTCCTTTGGGTCCAGGACGTTACCCGCTCACCTTCCCATAGGGGATCCAGCAAGCAGTTTGTCCCTTCCGTTAGAGTCGGCCCTGTCCACCGGGGAACGCTGCGTTCTCTGATGGCTCAGCACCTGTTGGGATGTCGCCCCCCATAAGAGCTTGTCCTAACTGTGCTCGCAGTTGAGAAGTTGCTTGCTCTGCCCAGGGGCCCAACTGCGGAACCATCTGAGCGAGTAGTTTCATGGACGCATCCAGCTCCATGGCCAAGCGCATCGCAGCATTACCCGTCTGGTTCTGCCCCATTCCAGCCCCTGTCATATCGGGCTGGCCCTGCTCTGCGGGCAGCATGCTGCTATACGTTGGTGCCCCCTCACCACCACCCATGGGAGGTAGTGGTGGAGCACCCATACCAGGCATTCCGGGCATGACAGGCATTTAACGGCTTCCCTTGCCTGGTTTGCAGATTGCATCCGAAAAAGGTGTGCTGATCATCGAATCCTCCAACCTACTCCTTCTTTAAGAAGGTGGGGCCCAGGGTATCGTGTCGGATGTTTCCCAGGCCCCACCAGGGTTTCTGGCGGAAGGAGGAGTCGCCATTGCCCATATCGTCATCTGATAAGACTGCAGCCGTCAAGCGCTATCACATCCATACAGTGACAAAAGGTAGAAGACGGACCAAAAACAGAAGCCCCACCAATACCACCGGACTACTCGTCTGGTGGTAAATCTCTTGGTACCCGTCTTGGTGAGATCCCCGACGTCTTGTGGAAGAGGCCCTTGCTCTTGGCCAACTTCAGGATCAGCAGGATCGTGTTCAACAATCGTTTCCACATAAGTTACTCTACCGGGGAAACACGGCTCCGAATGATTGTTGTCACAAACGTGACCAGGGTGCCCACGGCAACTACCAAGCCTGCCTCACCCCCTACGGCTTCCAGGGCCGACCGCACCGGCTCCCAGAAGAGGCCCATTACCCCAACTACTGCCACGATCTGCCCAACCAGGACCGGTTCACGTTGTAGCATCTGTGTTGCTCCTTAGTCTGACTCAGAGATGACCGGACGGGGGATTCCGTCCGCATCAGGTTTCTGTTCCAATTTTGGTGGGGACTGTCCCGTGGGCTTTGGTCCCGGTGTCGGGACCTCCTGCCCAATCCCCATGGCCATCGCTTCCTGTATCCGTTTCGGGATTTCCTTGGTGCCTGAGGGCGGCGATCCACCGTTCGGAATCTCCAGCACCTCAAACAGCGTCCACGGGTCCATCAAGCCTTCCCGGTGCAACCGCAGATACATCATCTTCCGGGAGATCTGCGAGATGGACAGGAGGCTGTTCGGCGTAATCTGGAAGGTGAACTGCTTGTGATGCAGCTTCGCCCGCTTCGCCCGTGGGATATACATATCGTAGGCTGGGTCATACGCATCCCCATCTGCTTCCTTGCTATAGGCAGGGATCAGGGTGCCTGGGTCAAACTGGAAGTCCTCCATGTCGATGCCCTGGTCACCCAGCATGGAGATCCGCCGCTGCATCGTGTAGAACTGGAAGAAGTTGGTCTTGACCATCTCTCCCACATCACGCAAGAATACCTCCAGCAATCGGCCTTTCATCCGCAGGGTGGGGCTCAGGGCCTCCATCATCTGCTCGATACTGTCGGCTCCAGGAGCCTGTTTCAGCTGCGTCAGGGCCTGTAGGTTGGCCACACCCCCGTGGTAGTCCATCTCCGACACCATCATCTTCAAGAAATCGAAGACATAGGACGGGATGTTGGGCGGGGGCTCAAATTCAATGTTGCCCATCACCGGATTGTGCCGCACCTTGGTGCCGGGAATCCGCGTGTCCAGCCGGTTCCACAGCGACTCTGGCATGGCCCGTGCATCACCCTTCAATCCAGGGCGCAGGGCCTTCCTGACCATATCCAGGATGCCATTCGCTGTCTCGTTCACCGCATCCTGCAGGGGCATCAGGTCCCGTGTGATTCCCACGCCCAGCAGGCCCCAGGGCCAGGGATCCAGGCGGAGCCGCGTAATCGGGAACATGCCGTGCCAGAAGGGGTTCGGCCCATCGAACAGAATGCAGTCATCCGTTGCAATGATCAGCCGCCCACGGGGGTAGAGCTTGTATTCATCGTCGTCAAACCGCTGACCGTTCGGTTTCTTTGATCCTGCTGGCTGGACCGTATAGGACCACGATGTGTTTGGGTCCCCAATCGTGATGGGGCCCACCCCTGTGTGGAGCCGTCGATCCTTGATATACACATAATAAAGGTTAGTCGTTGCCACTGCCGCCGAGACGTTCTTCGGGGTGGAGGACAGGAATCCTGCCGCCGGGGACATCAGCTGCTGCGCCCCTTTGGAGTTGCCCCAGGTGCGCGTGGGAACGGCTCCCGCCCGTGAGGCCGAGATTCGATGGGCCTTGCCGGGGAACCGTGCCTGTAGCTCACCCACCGTCTTTGCGGTGCGGATAATGACCCCTTCCCAGTCCTGTATATCCCCATCCAGGGTCGGACGAATCGGGATGACATCCCGTGGGTCTCTGGGCGTCAACACGACCTCCCCGGTCCCACCACCTGCCGAGGCATCCCAGTGCACCTCACAGTAGCCCGTGCCTGGGCCTGAGGCATACCGCAGCACGTTCGACAGCTGCAGATCGGCCTGGGTGTTGGTCCACCATGCCGTCACCAACTTGTTCAACACCTCTGCCTGGGGCTGAAACCGGTCGTTCTGCGTCTTGAACCCAAACAGGGGATGAATGTCCGTGAGCGCGGCGACCTGCTGCAGCACGATATGCTTCGTGCGGTTGTCATACACCCCCGACAGGGTCGAGGGGCGCTGTGAATCGATCTGGTCACCCATGATGTAGGAGATCGCTTTCTCAATCTCCGCATACATGGGCTCTGACTGGAGGACTCGCTCCCCTTCGGTGCGAGCCGTCGTGATCCACTCCAGCATCGACTGCTCATACTTTTCGTTAGGTAGTGGAAAGTCCATTTATCCCTCCGTCCGTGGGGCTCGTGGCCCCTCATAGGCCCGTCCACCGGGACGCCCTACCGGGAGATCACGGGGGGAGTCCGGGTTCCCTGGATCCTGAGAGAACCCTGAGACACAGACCCCATACTTTCGCTCCAGATGACGGAGATGACCCAGGCTTTCAACCGTCACCGGTCGGCCATCCCCGCTAACATGGGTCGTTGTATACGGAAATACCCCTGTTTTCCCGTAAATATGGCCCGATGAGAGGGGTAACATGGTTAAATCCGCCCCACAGGACTCGCACGTAGGAAGGGTAGTTTCACCCTGTTTCACGGTATAAAGCCGCTCTATGGCCGTAGATTTGCAGGCGAGGCACTCGAAATCTCTGAGTGGCATGCCTAAATCCTGTTCAGGGTCTCATCAAGCACACGATTCACGGTGTTCTCGATGAATTCCCCCGGAGTCTGGCCCCAGAACTTCGCCTGTTCCGTCAATTGAATGGACTCACCGGGGCTGAGTGCCCGTACCGAATCCCCAATGCCGACCTGAGAGAGGCCTTCCACCCGTGTTGCCAGTTCCTCTGCCGAGGAGACTGTGGTCTGGAAGACCTTCTCCAGGCGACGGCGCTCTTTCCCGTCTACCAGGAAGTAACGATGGCCATCAGATCCCACTGTATTGAATTCTTTTAACACAGCGCGGATCCGGTTGTTCACCGCTGTCTTATCAGACTTTGGCTCCGTACATCGCTTCTTCAGGTCTGCATACAGCTCATCCGGGATATCAATCGTAACGCGCACTCAACCTCCTTCACGGGAACCACTGGTATTCGTCCCGACGCACGGCATCCCTGAACGCACTGAACCGAGACACGGGAATGGACACCACGCTGGGGTTCCCCTTCACGGTGCCCACGATGAAACACACAATCGCTTCCTGCTCCAACGAAATTACCGAGGAGCCGCTGGACCCTGGCCCTCCATCAACCTGCAGCAACATCGCATTTGTCCAGTTAATGTCACGGCTGGTCACCGGACGGTCCATGTTGAGCAAGCTCACCCGTCCGAAGAACAACTGTCGGCCCAACCCGACTGGAGCCGCGACATTCAGGACTTCATCGCCCATCTTCACGAGCCCCACGTTGCCCAGAGGCATTGTAGGCCATTCTTCCTTGGTGTCCACGGACAGAATCGCAAAATCGTCACCACGGCTCTGATAGCCCGCCATCACGACCTCTGCCCTATGAAAGGTCTTGTCCTGTAGCTGATCAAACGAAATGTAGAAGGGAGACGAAGAGACGACCGCTTTCTTGTGGGTTTTATCGTCGTCTGCCACACAGTGTGACGCACTCACAAAGAGGTAGCCCTTCTTCCGCTTCTCAAACGCGGTAGCCGTACACGCCATATCCATCCCGCCCGAAGCGGTCTGCTTATAAAGGATTGCCGTCGCTGCATACGCCCGCTCTGAGACAGTCGTTAGTTCCTTCGCGTTAACCTCAAGAGGCCTTACTGGAGAGAACAGAATAGTCGTCAGCAATAGAGAGGTGAGGATGATTCGACGCACAAGCATCTCCTTTAGTGAAAGGCCTCCTCATCCCATTTGTCCATCATCTCCTGATATGACACAGCAGTGTTCTGCCACGTGGGCTTTCGAGAGGCCACTGCCTTCTCAGCTTCTTCCAGTTTTCCTGCAGCTTGCAAGCGCTTTCGTTCGGCTGAGGTATCAATACCGGCCAGCCATTCGTTGTCATGTGCAGCCCAATATGCCATCAGCATGGCCATGACACGGTCGTCATGCCGTCCTGACATCGCCTGTGCCTTCGACATATAGAGGTCCCCCTGGAAGTCTTCCAACTCATCCAGCAGGAACTCCGAGTGGATTGTCAGGTCATCGTTCACCAGGGCATGATGTCCCCTGGCAATGAGCTTCGGACGAGTCGATGGCGTCGTCCACCAGCCCAGCCGGGAAGTCTGGAGGTTCTTGGTCTTGTCGTAGATCTTCCAGACAAAGAGATGCCCATAGGCCATCCGGCTTCGCAGGTCGAACAGACAGGAGTCCCCAAACTCTCCGTTGCACTCCACGATGACCATGGCCTCTCCTTCCGCGCCATCTCCGTAGAGCCGTCCGACCAACGCCACCACAGGAGCCAGATCATGGGGACCATGGAAGTCGCTGGCGAACTCCGCTACCTGGGCATCAGGCCGCTGGTTATCTCCCACGCGCACCACCTCGATCACCGACCGATCCGCGCCTTTGCCCCCGGCAGGGTCCACCCCCAGGACATACTCCGCTGTTGGCTCAGGGTCCTCAAAGACCAGCAGCCGTCCATTCCAGTAGTTCAGGTCATACTCCCCCGGATCTGGGAGGCCCTTGAACCCCCACCCCACCGGGACACGATCAAGAAATGAGTTGTTCATTGATTTGTGGGAGGTCGTCACTTGTCAGGGCTATCTGCTCCCCGGTGCCACGACAGTCTGGGCAGGCCATCACAAAGCAGATACCCTGCATTTCTACTTCTTCTTCCCCTGCTCCTTCACAGATCGGGCAGGGAATCTTCTCTCGTGTCGGGAGCGGCAATGGCTCAGTCATGTTCACGTAGTCCTTCCTTGTCCAGCCCCGCCAGATACGCCTTCGGTTGGATCTCTACCAACCCTACCGGCCTCTTCAACCGCTGTCGGATGTCATGCAGCACCTCAAACGGGAAGACGGACTGTCCAGTGTTCTGAAATGCCTCATTGGGGTCTGCACAATACTCCGCGAGGAAGGTGTGCAGCCGCCGTTTCTCCTTGGCCTCCGTTCGCGTCGTCTCCCACCAGAACAACTGGTCCCGTGTCAACCGGATCACCTTCCCACACCACTGGGCCGACACATCCAACGCCCGTTCTGCGTGGGCTTTGGTCAAATCTGTGGGTTCCCAGCCCTCTGGAGCCCGTGCCACATACGTGCGGGACTCCCCATACCAGGGAATGAAGATAGGCACGACCCGACCGATGCCCCGACAGGCAACCAGCCACATATCGTGCCATTCATTGCCCCGTCCCCGCGCTGTCGACTCGAAAATCGCCAGGGTCCGGGGGTGACGGGGGATAGCAGGCATCAATGAGTCGTCAATC